ATAACGCAGTTGTATAACAATGACAAGATAAACGAACTTATCGGGAAAATGCAACCCGCAGAACTTCGAGAAGATTTAAAACAGGAACTGGCTATTGTGTTGCTCGAATATGATTGCAAAGAATTGATTAAGATTTCAAAAGAAAGCAATATAATCGGGTTTGCTATGCAGATTATTTGGACTATGGGTACATCAACACGAAGTCCATTTTATTATAAATACAGGAAAACCGATTTAGACAAAGCAATTAAATACATACGTTCGCAAGTTGGCAAAGAAATGCCAATAAGCGCAATAATAACAGCAGAAAAATATTTAGAAAATAAGTTAAAGGGCAATTCAATGGACGCTCACGAAAGCATAATTTTTAAAAAATATGTTGAGTTGCGTTCCTGTGTTGATGTGGCTAAATATTTTGATATACCAAAAGACCACGTTTTTGCTGTTGTAAAGAAAATGAAACACGAACTAAAAAAAGCAATAAATGGATAAGTTAATTATTATCGTCGCGTCTATTTCATTTAGTTATTATTTTATACACATCGCAGGTATACCGCATTGGATTAAACGCAAATTAAATTACGGACGTTTTCAAAGATTAAAGCCATTGGATTGTTTAACGTGCCTATCAGTTTGGGTATCGGTTATACTTTTTTTTATGCCTACAATAGCACCTGAATTTATAGCAACTATTTTTTTATCTGGAATAATCGCAAACAATATAAAATGAGAATATTAGGAATAAGCCACCCAAACAGCGGTTGCGGTTATCACAGAGTTTGTTTGCCTATGGGTTATATGGATAAAATCGAAGGCGTAATATCAAACTATCCTACCGAAGAAATGCTTTCTACTAATTACGACATTTTATTATTCAACAGGATTTCACTTTGGGATAATAACTTAAATGCAATTAGAGACGCACTCGGTTGTAAAATTGTTTGCGATATGGACGACGATTGGATTTTGCCAAGCAACCATTTAAACTATCATCAATATAAAGGAATGATGGGGCGTATTGAAAATAATCTTTTAATGGCTGATTTAGTTACTTGCACAAATGAGCGTTTAGCTGAACGAATATACCCGATAAATAAAAACGTTGAGATATTCCCAAACGCCTTACCCTATGGCGAAGGTCAATTTATTGCTGATAAAAAAGAAGATGAATTAATAAGGATATTTTGGGCGGGTGGTTGCACTCACGAATATGATTTAGAATTATTAAAATATCCGATACAAAGGTTAATGCAAAACCGAAGTAAAATTAAAATGGTTTTAGGGGGTTATACCGACGACGACGCAAGCCGACCAATTTGGGATAAAATACTTAACCACTTTACAGCGTCTAAACGTTTACAATACGAAGCATACGCAGGAATGAGACCAACTGAATACATGGAGATTTACGAAAACGCCGATATTATGTTAGTGCCTTTGGTAGCAAATGAATGGAGCAAAGGAAAATCAAATTTAAAGTTACTCGAGGCATCTGTTAAGAATATTCCTGTAATATGCTCAAAGGTTGAGCCGTATAGTTTAGATGCGGACGCGCCTGTATTGTGGGTTGAGAAACAATCGGATTGGTATAAACATTTAAATTTTTTAATAAACAATGAAAAAGCAAGACAAGATTACGGCGAAGCGCTCGGAGAATGGGGACGAAAAAAATACAATCTTTTCGACATCAATCCCAGACGTCGCGCCACATTTGAAAATATTACAAAAGCATAAACACATTTACGATTTTTATGTACATACAGGCGAATTGGTTAATTTTAGCGCGGATATACATAACGAAGTAATTGAAGCTTATAGGGTTGTTAATCCGCATTATCATTACAACCGCAGTTGCCCTGCATGTGTTTGCGATATGTTAAAAGACGTTTATAATTATTACAATAAAACAATATGATACACAAATTATTTTTAAACAACGGCGGTAATATTTGTAACAAGTGGATTCACTATTTAGATATTTACGAAAAGCACTTTGCTAAATTTGTAAGCAAAAAGTTTACAATGTTTGAAATCGGCGTTAGCAAAGGTGGGAGCGTGGAATTGTGGCGCGATTACTTTGGCAAAGACGTTACGATAGTAGGAATTGATATAGACGAAAAATGCAAGCAATACGAAGGCGAACAAATAAATATTGAAATCGGCGACCAAGCGGATGTACTTTTTTTAAATTCGCTTATTGATAAATACGGGATTCCCGATTTAGTTATTGACGACGGAAGCCACATAATGAAAGATTTGATTTCGTCCTTTAAATTTTTATATCCGCTTTTAAAATCGGGTAGCGTTTACCTTGCTGAAGATTTGCACACGTGTTATATTGCCGAGCCTTACAATGGCAACGGCGTAAACACTTTTGTTAATATGGTTAAAAATCACATTGACGAATTAAGCACTGGGAATCTAAAAATTCAAACTGCAAACAATAATAACCTATCGGAATTGTGGGCAACAACAAACTCAATAACTTGCTACGATTCTATAATAGTTTATGAGAAAAGAAAACAAGGGCGTAGATTTGATTTAAACACAGGTAGCGAAAAACTTTTTAACAATGAATAAATTAGTAGTAAACGTTCACGACCGTTTAGAAAACATTAAACTCTGGATTAACGCTTGGCAACAATCCGAGCAACTCGATTACGAATTAGTAATAATTCAAAACCACCACGAGCCACAACCTGAATTTGAAGAGGTTTGCAAGGGCGTAAGATACATTAGACGTGTTGGCGTTGGTTATGATATAGGCAGTTTTCAGGATATTTGCAATGAGCGTTTAGAAGGTTTTGGTAATGATTGGGATAAGTTGTTATTTACTTGCGACGATTGGCTACCTATGAGAAAAACTTTTTTAAAAGAGTTTGACGATAAGTATTCTAAAAACACGGTTGTTTGCAATGAAATGAGCAACATCATTAAACCACATATTCGAACAAGCGCATTTTTAATTGATAAAAATTTAAGTAAAAAATTAAGGTTTGAAGTAGACCCGATTACAACTAAAGACGATTGTTGGAACTTTGAACACCGCACGTCGCACTCGTTTTTAGAACAATGCCACCGTAACAATTACGAAGTAAAAACAGTTAGCCATATTTGGTGCGCTCCTATTTGGGATTCAGGACACCATAAACACACGAAAAGAATTTTAGAATACGAAACAAACTTTTATGAAGCTATCTAAATTAAAACCAAACCCGAACAATCCGAGAATTTGCAAAGACGATAAATTTAAAAAACTTGTAAAGTCAATAAATGATTTCCCAAAAATGTTAGCTTTGCGTCCTATCGTTGTAGATGAAAACTTTATTGTTCAGGGTGGCAATATGCGATTAAAGGCATTGCAGGAAATTGGGTTTAAAGATATTCCAGACGAGTGGGTTAAGCAAGTCGCAGACCTGAGCGAAGATGAAAAGAAACAATTTATTATAAAGGATAACGTAGGTTTTGGCGAGTGGGATTGGGACGATTTGGCGAATAATTGGGACGCGGAACAATTAACGGAGTGGGGTTTAGATATACCAAACTTTGAGCCATCTCAAACCGTCGATATAGAAGGCGAAGAAAAACAAAGTTTTAAAATAGAAGTTATTTGCAAAGATTTAGAGGAACAGGAAAAGAGTTACATTGCGCTAATTGAGAATTATGAATGTCGAAAATTATGAAGCCACACGTTAGAACATACCTAAACCATTTCGGCTTTGACCAAACAGATTTTACGCCGTGCGAAGTTTGTGAATCAAAAGCGGTTGATATTCATCACATACACGCTCGCGGAATGGGTGGCACAAAGAAAGCGGATAACATCGAAAACTTAATGGCTCTTTGTAGAAACTGCCATATTGAGTACGGCGATAAGAAACAACACATAGATTTTTTAACCCAAATACACAAAGATAAATGCAACTTACTTTAAAACATTATGACATAACGATAAGCGTTGAAACAAGCGACGATATAACAATCGAAGATTTATACCACCAATTTAACGCCTTATTGATATCGGCAACGTTTAGCCAAGAGCAGATTAATAACTGGATTATAGATAAAGCCGACAAATTAAATAACGATTAAAAATAGTGAAATAAAAGAGAGAATATGGCAAATAATCAAAACTTGAAACCATTTAAAAAAGGCGAGGTTGCAAACCCGAACGGGCGACCGCGTAAATACGTTTCAATCTTAAAAGATAGCGGTTATAAGTTGAGCGAAATAAACGACACCATTCAAAATATGATGGCGATGGACTTAACCGAACTCGGCGAAGTATTTAAAAACCCAAAGGGAACGATACTGGAAAAGACAATCGCCAACGCTATGAGAAAATCACTTGAAAAGGGTAGTTTGTATTCGCTTGAAACATTACTTACCCGTGTGTATGGAAAGCCAAAAGAAACGAGCGCAGTAACTACTGATGGCAAAATTGAGTTTATTGTAACCAAAGGCAAAACAATATTATAATGTGCAAAATATAAAATGAATATCGAAGAAACCATAAAAAAGTATGGCAACTTTATAAAGTCGGAAATTTATAAGCACGACAAAGACGAAAACTTTATAAACGATATTTATCAAAAAGCAATTATCAAACTATGGCAAAAATCTCCAGAAACAATAAACTTTAAATACTTATCAAAACTTGTTAAATTTACAATTATTGATAATTACAGGCGCAACAAAAAAGTAATAAATATATTACCTATTGAATGTTTTGAGTTTATAGCCGATGAAAGTGCAGATTATTTAGTTTATAGCAACGAAATAGAATACCAAAATAATTTGCATATCTTATTGTGCAAAATTGATAGATTAAAAGAAAGTCAACGCGATGTAGTTTTGTTACGAATAGCGGGTTATAGTTTTAATAAGATTGCCAAAATAATGAACATAACGCAAAACAACGCAATCGGGCAAATGTATTATGCAAAGAAAAATTTAAAAAATAAATTATGACACTACACGAAGCACTAACAATTTTAGTAAGCTATCACGCTTGGCGTATTGGCGATGACGAAGTTCACATGCAGAAACCGTCCGAAGTTACAAAGGCACTTGAAACACTATTGCATTATCATAATGACATAAAAGAATAATGCAAATACCGATTCCAGAACTACATTTAAACCAACAGAAAATCTTTGATTGCGCTTCGCGGTTTAGGGTTGTAATGTGCGGTCGTAGGTTTGGCAAATCGGAACTCGCACAACTTGAAATTATCTTTGAGGCGATTAAGGGGAATAGCGTTGCATACATCACACCCACCTATCAACTTGCAAAAACCTTCTTTAATAAGTTAGTCAAAACAATTCCATTCGAAAATAACAAAAGCGATTTAACGATTAGCTTTCCAAACGACGGCAACGTAATGTTTTTTACAGGCGAGCGTCTGGATAATTTAAGGGGGCGTAAATTTCATTTGGTTATTATAGATGAAGCGAGTTTTATTCCTAATCTTGAGGACGGGTGGTTAAATTCAATAAGACCTACATTAACCGATTACAAAGGGCGTGCGCTATTCGTATCAACGCCAAAGGGTAAAAATTATTTCTATTCGCTATTTATGAAGTCAGGCGAAGCCGATTGGAGTAGTTTTAAATTTAGTACATACGATAACCCTTATATCGATAGGGCTGAAATAGACGACGCACGAACGCAACTACCGAACGCAGTATTTGAACAAGAGTATATGGCTAATGCAATGGAAAACGCATCTAACCCTTTCGGCAACCAACACATAATTGATTGCGTTAGACCTTTGAGCGTTTTACCTGTGGCGTATTATGGAATAGATTTGGCAAAGTCCTTTGATTATACGGTTATTATTGGACTCGATGCAAACGGACAAGTAGCACATTACGAGCGATTCCAAAAAGATTGGGCGCAAACCAAAGAAACGATTTTAAGGATTGATAAAAGCAAACCCGTAGTTATTGATAGCACGGGCGTAGGCGATGCGATTACCGAAGATTTACAACGCCATTTTAACGCTATGCACGGGTTTAAATATACTGCATCGAGCAAACAGCAATTAATGGAGGCGTTGGCTTCTGCAATCCACAAGCGCGAAATATTCTATCCAGATAACGAAATCAAATCGGAGTTGGAAATATTCGAGTATCAATACACGGCAACGGGAGTTCGTTACAATGCACCGACAGGTTTTCACGATGATTGCGTTAACGCTTTGGCGTTAGCGAATAAATGCAAAAACAATTATAAGCACGCTGGAGTTTATCGCTTCATCTAATTATTTCAAAAAATTCTATATTATATTATGAAGGTTACAATTTCAAAGTTTCAAGAGTTATACAAAATTTCATTAATGGATATTAACGAGGTCGAAAAGTCGGCTTTGTTAGTTCAAGAGTTTACAGGATTGACCGAAACGCAAGTAAATAAAATGCCGTTAAAAAAGTTTAATTCTTTATGCGCACAGATTAACAAAAAGTTTGAGCAATACGGCGTTGAATTAGACGAAAAGAAACCGCAAAAATATGTTGCAGTTAAAGGGCGTTTATATTTGTTAGAATACGATTTAGCAAAGCCACCTATGAACTCGGGGCGTTATGTTGAATTAGCAACGTATAGCGACGATATAATAGGCAACCTTCATAAGATTATGGCGACTATGTGTACACCTTTAAAGTTTACTTTGAAGGGATTAAAGCGCAAAGAAAAGAATCATAGGCAAGTTGCCGAAGATATGTTAGACATTGATTTTAGCGTTGCATACCATTCGGCTGTTTTTTTTTACGCAGTTTTCAGCAAATCAATAACGGCTTCAGCTACTTATTTCAAAACAATAGCGTCGGAAACAACGAAGGTGGAGCAGGTGCTGACGAATTTAGCCGAGTTTACGGATGGCTTTATAACTGCAAAATGGTATCGGAATTTGAAGGGATTAGTATAAACGAGGCGTGGGATTTGCCCGTGTTTCAGTTTCTAAACGATTTAAGTTATTTAAAAATGAAGCGCGAATTAGATAACGAACAAGAGAAAAAACTATTAAAGAAATATGCCAGTTAACATAACACAATCGCAAAAGATAAATTTAGATAACGGCTTTTTCGGTAGTGCTGGTGATTTTAATTTTAGCGAAGTTTCAAACGAAATAAACGCTTTGTTAATTGCACGAGGTGAAATATTTAAAAAAGAATGGGAAGATATTTTAAACAAAAAAAATATCATTGCAAGTGGTAATATTCAAGATGTAGGGCTTGAGGTTGTAGAAAATGGCAGTTCGGTAAGTTTAAATATTAGTTACGCTTATTATGCAAAATTTGTTGATGAAGGGGTTAAGGGTGTTAGAAGTAGCAAAAACGCGCCTAATAGTCCTTATAAATTTAAGAACTTTGGAATGAGTCCTGAAGGTCGCGAATCAATAAAAAAATGGTTAAGTAACGCAAAGGCAAAAGTTAGAAGTAA